TGTACCTAGTAAATCTTTACCTCTTTGCAGTTCTGCGTCCCACTCATCTTTGAGCAGCTCAAACTCTTCATAGTCTTTTGTCAGGTCTTCTATTTTGTTAGCAAACGCTTGCCCAGCCCCTCTTGATAGGCCATTAGCAACCCAAAGGAAGTTTTCTGCTGTGCCTGCAATCAGCATTTTTCCAGACTTAAAGATTTTAACCCCGCCAATTACAGCGGTAATGACTGCTATCCACATAGCAACTTCAGGGCCTAACATTTCAGCTATTTTGTTAAAAATAATTTTGGTGATTTGACCTACAACAACAAATCCGACAATGAATTTAATTAGCACCCACAGCACCGCTTCCCAGCCTACAGCAGATGCGACCCACAATTTAAACCCCATATCACTGCCGTAGAACGCTAAAACAACAGCAACAATAAGCAGGAGTATTCTAAAAGCTCCTCGTTGATACCATTTGATGGTCTGCACAACATGAGAGTTAAAAACAAAATGCATTGAACGGTAATAGAGCTCTTCTTTATCTAAAAACGATAGATTTTTGGCAATGTTGTAATCAATTGGGATTAACATACGCCCGTCATTAGCGCCTGCTTCTGCTCCTTTATTTCTGTAAATGTGATACCTAATTTGGGGGGAATCAACAGTGATCTCTTCAAAAACGTCCACTGTTATTTGTTTCCTAAAGATTCGTTGATTTCGAGATGCCACATAAGCTGGCGTAGACGAAGCGCCAGTAATTGACCTAAAAGGAATGTTGTACGGATTAAGCACTTCTTGAAAATTAACAAATTCGCCAACAACACCTGAGCCGTTAGACAACATGTTTCCACTTTTATATCTTTTAGTAATGCCCTGAAAACTGAGCGTTATTCTAAAATCAGCATCTTGTATATCGATTGCGTAACTCTTGTTAGGCCCACCAGTTAAGCCAAAGTCCCCAGATTGCAGATTTGGGGCTTCAAGGTTAGTGCCATCTGTTGCGGTAGTCGGTAAGTTGTCATGAATGTTTGAAAAGTAATCAAACAAGTAACGTAATTCAGCTTGGTTTGTAGTGTTGATAGGAACAGCCATCATCATGACTGCCTGGTCAATATCGCCAATGTCAGCATCCTGATGCATAGAATCACTAATTTCTCTGTAATCCAGTCCTATATGCTTGAGCAGTTCTACGGAAGACGTATATTGTGCGGTGCCTTCTAGCGCTGTTGTTGCTTGGTTTAGGTCTTCACGCCTAAATATTGCAATAGGAAAATAAGTGCCCGCACTAATATAAGCGCCTGCGTACACATTATTAACGGCAGTGTGAGTGCCAGTTAAGTGATCGTAGGTCCAGTAACCAGTGTAAGTAACGCCGTTTAATATGTAGTGATACTTAGCTTGGTGGTACTCCTGGTCAGTGTCATAGCTAGATAAATTTAAGACAATAAAAGCATACTGAGCTGTGCCAGCTGCGTTTAAATAGCTGTAATGTATTTCTACTGACTCTGTCTCAGTAGGCCCGACCCGATACTCATGAGAGGTTACCAGACCTCCTGTTGCATCGTGATCGTCCCAAAGCGGCCTATCAGGCGTCTCTCCACTTTCTGCAGATGCTTCCCAAGTGCCTATGGAGTCTTGCTCAATTTCTCTGCCAGTAGAAGATTCATGTACAGCGACCATCTTATTGAGGTAGCAATCAAAACCTACGCTAGCTGTCAGTGTGCCTATTTTATTAGTGGACCTAACGTACCCCATGTTTTCATACAGATGTTTCCACCCAGCATGGACGTTATTTAAAGGCCGAAAGAAGTAATAATCTAATACAACGCCTGTCTGGCTAATGTCTGCTTGAATTGCAGGCACTATCATTGGCCTGGCATCGTCAGAAGATACCAACGTAGCGTTAGGTAACCCATAGTAATAGTTGTTTGGAATCTTTGCCCAGTCGTACATTTTTTCAAAATTACGATAAGAGCCGTAGATTGATTCGCGCTTTATCGCTTCAACAACAGTAGTGTCTTCGGAAAATATGCTTTCAACTAATGCAGTTTTTTCAGAGTTAGGTACAGACTCGTCTTCGACAAGTCTGACGACACTAGTGTCCACATAATGTTTTCTCTTTGTGCTAAACAAACCCATACAAGTATCCTACGACCATAAAAAAGGAGCATTTGCTCCCTTTATTATCATGAGTTAATAAGATTAAGCTGAAGTTTAGATACCTATGCCGGCTTTCAACTTAGCGGCTACCAGCCCTATGTCTACATCTAATAATTGGTTTTGCGCTGTCGGTGCTACTGTGTTTACCGTTGTTCGCCGGACGTTCCAAGTATCAAAATAGAGCTTAGCGGCTTTTTGCTCAGCGTCTCTTGTAAAGCCATCCTTTTGAGCGGCATACAAAGCTACTTGTGCTCCTACTACACTAGTTGAAGCTACGTTAGCGGAAGAAACTTGCGCCAATTCTGTCGTCTTTTTCTGGGCTAATAATAAAGCTTCATTTTGAACTTTTGTTATCTGCTGGTCTAACACCATAAATTCATTTTGAAGTTTACATTTTTGAGCAGTGGCTACTAATGTATTTTGTGTTTCAGTTAATAGTTGCTGGTCTAGAAGAGCGTTTTGAGACTGAGTAGATGCTTGTCTCAATAAGAACTCAATCGAGTTGCTCATTGCACTTTGCACAGCACCTAAATAAACCTGAGAATATTCAGCACCCTTTATCCGACCACTATCGTACTCAGCTTTGATGTGCGGCTTAGTCGCCGCCATCAGTTTGTCAAATACACCTATACCATCTACCTTACCGGTAGTTAAGTCAGTTACTAGTATCGGGTCAGCCATTATTTATTCCTTAGTTCAGTAACGCTTTAATTAAGCGGAAGAAGTGCCACTAGCCATTGCTTGGCGTTGGGCTAAATCTTGTAGCTCATTCGTGGTCAGTGCATCAAGACGGTCCACACTGAACTCTTTAACCAGTTTGCCTATTCGAGACTTTTGGCCTTTAGGCCCAGTCACAGTGGTAAATACCTGGCACTGCCGGTCTTCGATCATATTTAAGATAATGCCTGGAACGTGCCAGTCGACATTAAAAGGGACCATTCTTCTAAATGTGCCCACTACGCCATTACCAGCTGTAAATATTTCACCGTCATGATCTCTTCGGTTTGGATTCATGCACGCAATTCTTACGCGCCATAGCTGATTGGCTTCTAACTTAAGTCTTTGTCTCCTTTGGCCATCTGTTTCTTGGACAGGAGCACTGGGTAATTCTGTAACAGGCGTATCAGGAATAGGTTCTGCAAATACTGCAGGAGGCTCTTCGCCTTGCGCTGCGGCAGCTACTCGTTCTCGTAGATTATCTACTCCAATATTTGCGCCAAATTGCACGCCCATTTGTCTGGCGCGTTGCTTCAATATATCTAGCTCACTCTCAATAGGGAGCATTTCGTCATCTTCTGTGTGAGTATCTTCTTCAGACATTGCGGTTAAATCTCCGTTAACAAAAAAGAATGGTTCCCCCCGAAAGGGGAACCAGAGGGTTTACAACGTTGCACCGGTTTTGATTAAACCAATACGCTCGGAACGCTCAATGAGTGTTCCGTAATACCATTTGATGCTCATAAAACCCGTTTCGCCATAAGGATCAGAAGCATACGACTCAGGAGAACCTGGCTCGCTGTTTTTGATCTTAAACTTCACAGTCTTACCGTCAGTTTGAAAACCGATAGAAGTGAACGCGCCTTCACCAACAACAAGCATGGGGAAAACGTCAAACGTTCCACCAGTTTCGTAGTTAGTAGCACTGCCTGTAGCAGATGCACCAGCGCCTTCCCATTTCAGCATCTCAGGAACAATGACGATCCTGAACTGACCAATCATGCCGATCTCGCCGTTCAATACAGTTGACCCAGCCGCATAGTGCTGGACTGCGATGAATGCTTGGTTGCTGTGGAGATCGTCCATGGCTTCCAGCGTAGGCTGAAGCTCAGATCCACAGAACAAAACACGGCCTGCTGGAATCGTTTTAGTGTCAACAAGACGTGTGCCTGTAGCGACTTTCGTCTGCTTAGGGCAACGGTTGTTGTCAAGATCGATACCAAGACGCATAAGGTCAAGATAGGTAACAATGTCGTTCACATCGATGTCAGAGTTCTGGCTAGCACCACCCGCGTATTTCACTACGCCAGCTGCGTTCAACAGATCAACCTGTAGTGCGTCTTCAGTAATTTCAGAAGCGCCATTCAGCATTTCACGGTTGATGTGCATTTGCAGATCAGCATCGGAGTCAAAGTCCAAAGACTCCTGAGAGTACTCGTCAAAGAAACCGAACTTCTCGATAGACCCTTCAACTTCTACTCGCTTAAAGCCAACTCGGTTAACGCGTCCACCGTTCTCAGTCAGTGCTGGGAGTTTGCCGGGGATTGCGCCAACATCTTTGCTGGAGCCATAAAGGTTACCTGTGCCAGGAACAGCAGCAGAAACAGCACCATCAACAGCGCTTTTAGTTAAATCATTAACTTTCCAGCCAGCAGCGACATACGCTGTAATCGTGGTATCCCAGTTTGTATCCCACGTAACAAGTGCGTAGCCTGCAGACTGAACCATGCTTTCAAGTTTAACTTGAGTTTTAGCGGCTGTAGCAGCTGCTCCAGCATTAGCACCTTCACCAATGATTGTAAGAACATTCATTTCGTTAGATGCTTTTACTACGCCAGGGGGCAGAAACTTAAAAGTAAGTTTCATCGCCGTAGACGCACCAGCAGCGTTAATACCTTGGTCGTTGATGTTGGCATCATCGAGCAAAGGCAGATAGTGATACTTCTTGATCTTTTTACCCATGTTTTTGGGCAGGTTAGTTGTGCCACTCAAAGGCAAAAAGTACTGTGACTTCCGCGCTTCGATGAGGGCCGTTTTGATAAAGTGATCAGTACGGATTTGCGAACCAATATCGGAAGCTGTACCCCCGACTGGATTATTATATTGTTGAGACATTTTTTATTCCTTTAAATAAGACTAGGGTCTAGCTGCAAAAATTCTTCATCCGACATACTAAGCGGGTTGTAGTCCGCTTTGCCGGCTGTAGGTGCAGCGGGTTTGGATGGGCTTGCAGCCCTGCGCTTATCTCGTCGTTTCGTGTCATCAACTGCTTTAGGTTTAGGGGCTGCAGCTTTCGTTGGTCTTTTGCCCAGTACTGCCTCTTTTGAGGACAGATGGTCAAACGCGCCATTTTCTTGCATTGCATCGCCTATTTGCTTGTATGCGTCGATATCACTTACGCCGCTTAAACGCCCAAACACTCGTTCCCTCTCTACCTCAGTACTTATCAAGTCATAAATGCCACTAGCTATATGGTCGTTTATTACTTTCAACAGTTGTGGTTGATCAGCTACGATCTGTTTGCTCTCGCTGTCCCATTTCGAGCCAACAACATCAAGGGTCCGGTCATAGGTCTCAGAGTCACGTAACTCTTCAAGAACACTATCCAGCTCAACCTCTCGGTCATCCACTTTTCGTGGGGACGGCTTGTAATTCATATCCTCTTCAAGGTTCAGGTCCATCGGATCGATCTTACTGTCGGTTAACAGCTTTTTGATCGCTTCTGGGTTTCCCTCGTTGAGGTCAATTAAAAAACTTAATTTCTCTTCATTGAGCAGCTGGTGTTTTTCCAGCAACTTTAAATGCTTTAGATTCGGCTTAAGGCCCGACATCTTTTTGTTGTAGTTAGCGCCCATTTGCATAAGTCGACGTGCGTCTTCGACGCTGTCGACTTTCATATCTTTACCATTAGCTTTGAATGTTGCTAAGAGGTTTTCGTACTCTTGCTTATAGTTAATGGCGGATTCATCAGCTTCGCCCGTATCCGGCTCGCCCTCATCCTCGGCGTTTCCTTCCAAATTTTGATCCGGCTCACTTTCTTCGGCTTCTTCGTCTGGCGCATCCTCATCAGTCTCCTCAGAGCCCGAATCTTCTTGATCAACTTCTTCCTCATTTTCCTCTTGTATATCGTCTGTGACGGGAACCTCTTCAGGCTCTAATGCCACCTCTTCAAGCTCACCTTCTTGTTCATTATCAACACCAATGAGGAGATCATTGCTGCGTGCAGCAAAATCTTCGTCTGACAAATTAAAAACATCCTGCTCTGCTTCAGCAGCTTCGCCGGCCATTAGTGATTTTCCTCATTCATTTCATCTATCTGTAGTTCACCATCTCGTATGGCGTCTCTAGCCATATCACCCGTTAAAAAACGAGCATTAAAGTACTGTTGTAAAGAACCAATGCCGTCCATCTGTTTGATGATGGCTTGTTGGTTTACCTCACTAGACATAGCAGGAGTGCCTTTCATTTCAACAAGTCGAGCTGGCTCGTTTTTAAAGTAGCCATCTCGAATAACTGTATTGAAGTCGGGATTATGAAATAGTCTTTCTAGCGCATCTGCTTCACGAATGATTGTCCGCGCATCTTCTAACTGAATCTGTATGTCTTCTATTGTTACTTCTGTTTGTGCTTCCCGCATGCTCAGTTTCCTATCATTGCTAGTTTAGTTAACAGGTTTACTTAACGGACTCTAATTTAAGAAAAAAAGGTTTTCTGAATTATTTTGTACCTCTTAAATACTGCTCTAACTGAGAAGCATTGTTAGCTTCCATCTGCCCAGCTTGTTTAACTTGCTCAAGTTGCATGTTGCCTCGCGCCTGTTCGCCTTGTAATTCTTTACTGCGCTCTTGAGTAACACCGGACTCTTGTTCAACAAAATCAAGATCAGTTTTGTCTGCTGCACTGTTTAATTTGCGGCTTTGTGAGGCTTCTGTGCTAGCTTTAGCTGAGTTCAAGTCAGCATCAGTAAAGTTCTCTGCAGTCTCAGATTTCACTTTCATGATCTCAGCCTTCTTAAGTTCTATCTCAAGTTGGGCGAGTTCCTGCTGTACAGGATCGGGCTGAGGCTGGAATTCTTCGATCTGATGCGCAAGCCCAGGCATTTTTCTGAGTGTCGCAATATCTTTTAAGATCATTTTAGTTAGCTCAGGGTCGCCATTTGGCCCTATGGTTTGTAGCATCATGGCTAACTCACCAGCTTTGGCGTTGTCTTCTTCAGCTGTGCTGATATCCACCACTAAATCAAATTTGCCTTGAAGATCATCTCTTCGTATAGCGACAAAAGTGTCATTAGTGATGCGTATAATCTCTTCGTCTTCTAGAAACTCACTGTTCATGGCAATGATCTTTCGCCCAATCTTTGTCATGCCAGAAGCCAGTCTCCTAAGCATTCCAGTCTCGCGCTTAGCCGCTGAATCTAGTGCACCGTTAATTCCTGTGGCTACTTCGCCTAAAGCGCCAGAGTTAATGCCCTGAGAGAATGCTTTAACACCGGTCATTGATTCAGCTTCGTAATTCTGTAACTCAATCATGAACTGGGAAGAAGCAGGGAGTTCTGGGTACTGATGCATGAAGAAAGCCATGCGAGGATCGACATTGCCGTTGTACTGATAATCTTTTCCGGTTTGAAAGCGGCGTAAGTTGATTGAATCTAAGGCACCTTTGCGCGTACCCATTTGCCCATTAGCAGATCGACCCATGGTGTCGACCATGCCTCGCGTAATGGCACCAATTATCTTTTGATTGTCTTCAAGTAATGCGCCGTCTGGCTCGCCGTACAAAGAACCTTTGACGGGCAGGGCAGGGACAAACACAAAAGGCAGTTCTCCGTCTGGATGAGGACTTTCCTCCATCCTGATCATTGTGCCCTCTACCCAGGTACATATGATTGGCTTGGCAATGCCACTGCTGTCGTAATCCCAGTATCCCCAGTAGTCGTACGCTACAACGCGTTTTCTAGACATGTCTTTAGATTGGAAAGACTGCAGTTCTTCGTCGTTAACTTCGTGATCAGGGTCTGCAAGCGCAGTAGCTCCTTCCACGTTGATAAGATCAATGTTTTGGTACTTACCGGCTTTTGT